TTGCGCATGAAGCACACGGCGTCCGTCACCCGCTTCGCCGAGCAGCTGCCGCACCTGATCGACCTGGAGCGCCGCTCCTTCCGCCAGTCGATCGACGAGCTGCGCTCCCTGACCAACGTCCAGCTCACCACCGAGCTCGCCCGCCGCGTCCTGGAGAGCACCTTCGCCGACAAGCTCGCAGCGCCGATCAAGGACAAGGACACCGGCAAGCCCCGCCAGCGCACCCTCGCCGACCTCCCCGAGATCGGTGTGATCCGCAGCCACTACGCCGGTGACACCGGCCTGGGCATCCGCGACCTGCCCGGCTGCGCCGGCACGCTCTACGGCCTGTACAACGCCATCACCCAGTTCGAGACGCACGACGCCGGCCGCGCCAAGGACGAAACCGAGCGGGCCCGCACCCGCCTCGAGGCCCTGTGGGGCGGCAGCGCCGCACGCCGCATCGACCGCGCTCGCGAAGCCTGCCTGGCCCTGGTGTGACCGCGCTGGCAGGCCCCGCCGTAAGCCCAGCGCATCTATGCCCCAGCCACCGGCGCTCCACACACGCATTGCATCCCCACCACACCTATGCCCGAGACCGCAGCTGTCATCACCTTCAACAACGAATCGATCCTGGCCTGGCTGGCTGAGAAGGGCATCAAGGGCAGCCACCAGGACTACGTTCGCCCGGACGACATCCTGCACCGCCATGTGTACGGACATCTCCCGTACTGGCTGGCCTCCTACGCCGAGAGCGTCAGCGAGGTGACGTTGCCCAAGCTGCCCCGCGACGACCGCGACCGCTTCAACCGCGGCGAGCTGTCCGTGCAGGAGATGGACGCCGCCGGCGCTCACATCGTGACCTACCGGGTCCGCAAGGCGTAGCGACAAAAAGCGCCGGGTTTCTCAGGCCCGGCGCGCTCATCCACACGACCGGCGCTGTGAGTCAACCGACCATGCCCTTCCAGTTTCCCACGCCCGGCCCAAATGGCCATTCCTGACACCCCGCACGCCCTGATCGAGGGCTCCAGCGAAGCGACGCTGACGATCCTCCACGAGGGCTACGACGCGCTCACCTCCCGCGACCAACGGCTCGTGCGCCTGGTCCACGCCGAGCTGCTCAAGGGCGAGCTGAGCGACAGCGCCTTCGCCCAGATGCTGACGACCATCGTCAACACCTGGCAGGCCCTGAGCTCAACCGCCCTGTCCGCGACCTACGAGCGGATCGAATCCGAGGACGAGATCGACACCGACTGGATCGATGCCATCGCCCACTTCACCCGCATGGACCAGTACCAGCAGCACCTCCTCGCCGCCATCGGCGAGAACCCAGGCGTGCCGGCCGAGGCCCCCCAGTCCGGGCGGTACACGATCCAGGGTCCCGGTGATGCCTGAACCGTTCGCGCTTCCCTCGGCTCGCCAGTCCCGACAGACTGGGGCAAACGAGCCGAGACCGCCATCCAGGGCAGGTCGTGCTCCGCACCCCCGATACCCCTCCTGCGCATGGATTACGCCATGGCTGGCTTTGCTGCGTACGAATTCATGCAGATCGAGACCGGCGTCGCGCTTTACAGCACGTTTGCCACCCAAGCCGAAATCCTGAAAGCCAATGCCAATTTGCGCCGCCGCGGCTGCTCCAGCCGCTTTGTACCCGCCGGCACGTTCTCCACGCCGTCGCTTCACGCTCCGTGCTGACGGCGGATTCCTCGCCGCCGAGCACCGATCCTCCGGCCCGCCGGTAGCTGTGGTGCCCGACTTCCACGACGCAGTGCTGTTCGTGGACTTCTGCACCGCCGCGACCCGCGGACACCTGATGACCGAGCTCGGCTGGCCGGGCCTCCGCGTCGTCGAAGTAACGCTCGACTGAGCTGTGCTTCGCCTTTCTCATCCACACCTCTCGTTCTCACCCACCATGACTGCATCGTTCTGGGCATCCCTGGCCACGTACTGCCAGGAGCTGGCCCCAGTCGCCGGCCCGCTTCTCGGCGCCGTGGGCGACACCGCCAGCGCCGTTGACCGGGCCGGCCGCTCAACGAAGGCTCTGGGCAACGACTCGGCGCGCCTCGAGCAACTGCTCTCCGCCGAGGACGCGTGAGCGCAGCGCCCCACATCAACCCGCTGGACCTGTCCGATGCCGACTTTCTACAGCGCTCTGCCGCAATGTGCAGCACCAAGGCCGCCTACAGCAGCCGCCCCGAGGCCGTCGCCTTCACCCGGCGCCGCGGTTATGCAGGAACTGCGTATTCGTGCCCCTGGTGTAGCCATTGGCACATCACCAGTTACGACCGTGCCCGCGCCAAGGCGTACCAGCGGCGATTGAAACGACTGCTGCGCACGGAATAGCAATACGCGCAATGTAGATTCCTTCAACTTGGCAGCAACCATCCCATTCCTTTCTGCGATGAGCCTTTCCCCTAACCGTGTTGAGACACCCTGCGACCCCGTGGTGCAGCAGGCCCGCCAGGACCGCCTCGAGGCCCTCTACGTGCTCGACGGCCGCGACTGCCACGGCCACGAGCTCCACGGCTTGTACACGGGCCTGGCGCAGCGCTACGCCGAGGCCGCATGACCTACACCGCCACCCCTCCGGTCCACGAGCCCGACCGGATCGAACGCGACTTCTGGGCGTTCCACATCGCCAACCCGCGGGTCTACACAGAGCTGCGGGAGCACGCCCTGCACCTCCGGCGCAAGGGCCGCACCCACTACGGCATCAAAGCCCTGTTCGAGGTCGTCCGGTTCCACCGCGCACTGGAGACAACGGACAAATGCGCGGAGTGGAAGATGAACAACAACTACTCCGCGCTCTACGCCCGTCTGCTGATGGCGAACGAGCCGGAACTGTGTGACTTCTTCCGCACGCGTTCCCGCCGGGCCCTGTGCGCCGGCCCGCTGCCATGAGCCCCGACGACCTGAGCGTCGAGTACTACGTCGACCGCCACGGCCACGACTGCTACCGGATCTGCCTCCCCGAGGGCGGCCCCTGCTCGATCGTCTCCTCCGCCCACCTGATCGACGAGCGCAAAGCGCAGCTCCTGCGCGCCTTTACCTCCACCTCGACCTCATGAAGCGCTACGCCTTGCTCGCCATCGTCCTGGGCCTGGCCCTGGGCGCCGCAGCCCATTGGGCCCGCCCCGCGGCGGGCTCCACCACCCCCGACTCCTGGTTCGACTGATGGCGGTCAATCGCAGCGGCCCGCCCTGCCCCGAGTGCGGCTCACTGATCACTGACGTGAACCGGACCAGCCGCTCGCCGGAGGGCCACTTCTGCCGGCGGCGGGACTGCCCGAGCTGCGGCGCCCACTTTATGACGATTCAGCATGCCGAGCTCGTTGCCCCCAAGGGCTCGGTGCGCTGGCAGAACCATATCGTGCATGTGAATTGGTCACAGTTTCGGGCTTACTTTGCATCGTTGCTTACGCCATGAGTACTACAACACTTGTTTTCATGATTGCTTGGTCAATCGCACTGGGTATTCTCTACGTGAAAGGAACGTCATGACTGATCCGATTACCCCACCGCCGGAGCTGGTGCAGCAGTGGTACTTGGATGCCACGGGTCCGCTCTATGAAAAAGAGATTGCCGCCCGCGCCGCCCAATGGGGCGCCGACCAGGAGCTGGAGGCGTGCTGTGAGTGGACCCAGGGGTATGCGGAATGCGGTGACTCACTCCGCGCCGCCCGCCGCCCCAAGCCGCCGAGCTTGAAAAAGCAGGCGCTAGCCGCTTTGGGTGAGATGTCGATTGAACCCTGTCTCATCAACGGTGTTGACGCAAATGCGGCGGTTCGCGCCAAATACAACACCATCCGCCGCGCACTGGAGGCGCTACCTGAATGATTGAACTCTCCCCCGCCGCCAGGGCGGTATTGGATGCCGTGCGCGAAATCTGCCCTGCACCGGCTGACGAGATTGCAGCCGCCGCCCTGCGAGCTGCTGCTGATGCAGTGGTGCCGACAAACGGATCCCGCAAGAACAACGAGATTCGCGCCGAACTTCTCGCCATCGCCGCCGAGCTGGAGGGTGGTAATGACTGACCGCGATGACATGCTCACCGCGATTGCCGCAGTAGCAATCCTTCTAATTATGTTTGCAGGCGCTTGGTGGTGGTTGCCGCAAAAGTGGCAAGCCTGCCAAAAGCTGTATGACAACCGTCCAGCCCAAATATTCTGCCTTGGAGCTAAATGACTGACTTCCGTGCGCTGTGCGCCCGCATGGCTGACGAGCTGGATCACTACCGACAGATCCTGATGGATGATCGCCGCGAAACTCATGCTTTGGCGGCTGAAGCCCGCGCCGCCCTGGCCCAGCCCGAACCGCAGGGGCCGAGTGATAAAGAATGGGATGAGCTGTGGGACGAAGAAGCAGAATACTTTGCTTTGTACGCAGAGGCGAGACGCTTCGGCCGCGCCGTGCTTGCCTGCTATGGCTGCCCCGCCATCGAGCCGGTGCCGCCAGCCGCTCCGGTAGTCCAGGCCATCAAACGCTCCGTGTCGTCCGGGCTAAAGCCTGGGTGGCACACCGCAATGATCACATTCGAGCTGGACGAGAAAGGCAACCTTCTACGTATCGACGAATACAAAGTATCAAGTTTCGGAGACGACAAACCATGACTACTGCGAGTGAATGGCGCAAGATGTGCGCTGAGCTGCTAGGGATTTTTGAGAAATACGATGACGAATCAAATCTCGGAGGCATCGTTTGGGATATGAAAATGGACGGAAATGACTTACTCAACCGCGCCCGCGCCGCGCTGGCCCAGCCCGAGCCAACAGGGCTGCCCCCTGGCTACATCAACCCCGAGCACACTGGCGCGGATCGCCACCTGTTGCAGGTCTTCTATCGGGCCTGCCAGTCTGAGGGCGGAACCGCCGACGAGATCCACCTGCGGGGCATTCGTGCCGTAGCCGCTGCCGTTCTTGCGGCTGCAGCGGATCAGGTGGTGCCACATGAGGAGGTGCCGCACGAGGAGGTGCCGCCACATGAGATGGAGCGCCTCCGCCAACGCCAGCGCACGCGAGACGACCTCCTCGCCATCGCCGCCGAGCTGGAAGGTGGCAATGACTGACTTCCGTGCGCTGTGCGCTGAGCTTTTGCTGTTCGCCAAGCAGGCAGGCGAAATAGCGGCAAACGAAAGTTTATGGCCTAAGTGTGATCCCGATTACTCAATGCTTGACCGTACTGCCGCCGCCCTGGCCCAGCCCGAGCCGCAGGGGCCGACCCAGGCTGAACTTAGAACTTTTGCTTGTAAGTGGTGGCACTCATTTGGTTTCGTTAAAAACAAAGCGACTTGCACTTGGGTAATTGATCAAATTGCGCCAGAGCATTTTGCTGATTTCTCTCGCGATCTACTCGCCCGCTGGGGCCGCCCCGCCATCGAGCCGGTGCCAGTGAGCGAGGGGATGCCTGGCCCGGAGGATGTAAACGACGATGGCGAAGTATGGGTCGAAGAACCAGGCGGGGCATATTCGCTTGGGGAAACGGGCGATTCAGACTGGGAGCCGCATCGGTATGTCCTTCGCTGCATCGAGTGGCGGGATCACCGCCATAACCATCGGTGGCTCCCCCACTGGGCGCTGCCGGTGCCTGCACCCGCCAACACTATTAACCAGGAGGACTAATGGCCATGGAAATCCAAACACTTCGCGGCAACTTTTCTCAATTCAGCAAAGGCTTGTCAATTCGCGTATCAGACGGAAATGCAACGCTTGATACTTACATTGACCACAAGAAATTGCGAGCTTTTGCTGCCATGCTTGTTGATATTGCCGATGACGCACTTTCCAAGATTGGAGAAGAAGCTCAAGATTGCCAATCGAAACTACGCGACTGTTTTAATGATCTGCAAAGCGGCGATTGGAAAGCGCCCCTTGTCGAGCCGGTGCCTGGGGTGGAGGATGCCGATGCTTAACGCCCTGCTCGCCCTCGCCCTCCTGCTCGCCCTCGGCGCAGCGGTTGAGCTGTGCATCAAGGCGATCTTCGTGCGCCTGCTGCCGTTGCTGCTGAGGTTGCCGTGAAGCCACTCCAGCTGTACCGCGTGGCATTCAGCCACGCCACACCGCTCCACCTGATGGCCCGTGACCTTGCGCACGCCATCACCAGCGCCAAGGAACTGTGCCCCGATACCCAGTTCCTGAGCGCCACGCTGGTGCCTGAATGGGACGAAGCCAATGACACTCAAAAGCGGTAATCTTCGGTAACCATCAGTAAGCATCGGGCTGTGGTCCACCGCAACGCCTCCATCGTCGACGGCCTCCGCGAGGGCGAAAGAATGGCCGCTGAACTTCTCGCCCGCGGCAAAACCTGCAGAGAAGTATCGCGCGCCTTAGGTATAGCAGAAAAGACCCTCTATAACTGGCGCAAACGCCCCGCCGTTCAACGTGCTATCTACGCCCTCCAGCAAGAGCTGATCGACATCTCCGAGTCCAAAGGACTCGCCCTGATGCCGGACGCCATCGCCACGCTGACCTCGATCATGCACGACGAGAACGCCCGCGCCAGCGACCGCATCGCTGCCTCCCGCGCCCTGTTGAACGGCGCCGCCGCCTACCAGGAGCGCAAGCTGCTGGAGCGCACCGTGTCGGACCTGGAGTCGCAGATCTACGGCCTGATGCAGATCCCCGAGGAGGACGGCCCCGAGCTCCTGCCCTCCGCAGATCCCGCCGACCCCGAGGACGCCTAAGGCCCCGCGCCGATGACCTCCTCCCTCTCGCAGCTCCAGCGGCGCGCCGACCGCCTCCGCCTCGAGCTGGCCCGCCGCGCTGCCCGCGCCGCGAATTTCGACCCGGCCGTACCGCCAACCAAGCTCCCCGGCGTCGATGACTGGCCGTCGTTCGCACGACGCACCTGGATCCGCACGGCCGGCACCGTCGCCCCCTTCGACCCGTACCCCTACCAGGAGGCCCTGGTTCGCTCAATCAACGCCCACCCCAACACGATCATCAACAAGTCGCGCCAGATGGGCGCCTCAGAGACGGTCTGCTCCTACCTGCTGTGCCGCGCCCTCACCGAGCGCGGATTCGCCGCCGTGGTCTTCTCCAAGACGCAGCAGGACGCCTCCGAGCTCGGCCGCCGAGTGCGCGCCATGGCCAACAGCATCGAGGGCGAATCGATCCGCTACCTGACGGACAGCAACACGCAGATCGCCATCGAGGGGCGCGGCACGCTGTACTTCCTGCCGGCGTCGCCCCGCGCGGCCCGCGGCATCCCCAGCTGCTCCGTCCTGTTCATGGACGAAGGCGCGTTCCTTGACGGCGCTGCCGAGATCTACCGAGGCGCCATGCCGACCCTGTCGATGGTGGGCGAGGCCGCCAAGGTGATCGTCACGTCAACCCCCGACACCGAGCTCGACTGGTTCGGCCAGCTGTGGCACCAGGGCACGCCGGTCGACTGGTACGACTACGTGCGCCGCCACGAGATCGCCGAGCTGAACACAGCCCTAGCCGAAGTCCAGGACTCCTGGAACCGGGTCGCGATCCACTACAGCCAGCATCCGATCTACGGCGCCGACCCGCAGTGGGCGCAGCGGACCCGCGAGTCCCGCCGCATGACCCAGGCCGCATGGGACAGCGAATACGAGCTGGCCTTCGGTGCGACCGACACCCAGATCTACCCAACAGACCTGATCCGCCGCGCCACCCGTGGCCACTGGCGCGAGTGCGGCTCGATCGGCCGCACCTACGTGATCGGCATCGACCCGAACGCCGGGGGCAACGACTACTTCACCGCTCTGGTGCTGGACATCACCGCCACTCCCTACGAAGTGGTGGCCATGTACCACGAGAACGGCAAGAGCACTGATTACAGCTTGCGCCATGTGAAGTCCCTCATTGAGGATTACCTACCCGAGCGGGTAATCGTGGAGAAGCAGGCGATGGGAGCTGTGATCGCAGAGGCGCTCGCCAACATCCTGCCCAACTATGCTATCGAGACGTTCAGCACAAGCCGCCCCAGCAAGGTAGTAGCAACCGACCGCATCCTTTACTACCTCGAGCGCGACGAGCTGATCTTCCCCAACGGCGCCATCCCCAACGAACTCCGCGCCTTCCAGCAGAAGGAATCCGGAGCTCGCGAAGCAGCCTCAGGCGCGCATGACGATACTGTGATGGCGTTGGCATTCGCCTGCAGCGCCGTCCCCGAGAGCCCGAATACTGCGGGGTTCTTCGCACATATTTAATTGTATAATCAACCAGACCAAGTCCAACACCAGGGGGTCTAGCTATCTGGTGAAAGCAGCCGACTCATAATCGGCCTCAGGCGAGTTCGATCCTCGCGACCCCCATGTCACTACGCCGCTCGGGGAGAGTGGAGCCACAGCCAGATGTCCGCCTCCCGCTCCGGATCCCAGAACGCCTGAGCGCGAAACCAGCGAACCCAGTCGATCTCCGAGCCCTTGGCCCGGTTGCAATCCGCGCAGGCCGCGATCAGGTTCTGCGCGACCGTGTGCCCACCTTTGCACCGAGGGCGGACGTGATCGAGCGTGCCCGCCGGCCTACCGCAGTAGGCGCATAGGCACTTCCAGGAGTCGAGGATCCCCTGTCGGAACCGCAGCTTGGCGAGACGCTTCGAAAGGAGGACGGATCCATCGATGTGATGGTCCACCATGCGCCGAATGCCGCTTACCCAGCGTATGGACCCCCCGAACACGCGTAGAACCGACTCTAAGTTTTTGTATGTAGAGGCTAAGTTCTTGCGCCCAGACTCTAAGTTTTTGTGCCTTAAAGCTGAGTTTCTCTCGATTTTTCCCGACTTCTGCGACTGACAAGAATTCAGCCTCAACTCGTAGACTGTGCGTATTGCCCCCCGCCCACCCCTGCCGTGGAGCCGCTTGAGTCCGATAAATTCCGGAACGATATAAGTACTAACAGGAATGACGGCGCACTTGTCAACGTCCTCACCGGCATGGGTGTGAGTGGCAAAGACAAGACAACAGCA